TTCTGGAGTCACAGCGTTCTCAAAGCAGTTAATCATAGGAGGCATTGAGCATCAAATACGACCAGAATCGTGGCAGACAACATTTAAATTTAGTAGTTCTAATGCAGAAAATTTGACATGGTTCCAATTAGGTGCTATATCTGGTACAAACGATCAATTAGATACAGGAACATTTGGGTATTAGGAGGATAGTATGACATGGACAGCTGGTACGGACGTGGCTACGGGTGATGTATTGAGTACTACAATGTTTAACTCATACATGGGCGCTTCTGGATCGATTATGGAGACAGGAGCTGCTAAGGTAACAACAGCGGGCGATTTAATATATGCTACAGGCGCAAACGCTATCGCAAGGCTTCCTAAAGGAACTGCGAGGCAAGCATTAGCGATGAATGCTGGAGCTACGGCACCGGAATGGCAAAACAGCCCACAATCCTTAATGACTGCAAAAGGCGACCTAGTTGGCGCTTCAGCAGCATATACATTGGCTAGGTTAGCCGTAGGCGCTAACGACACCGTACTTACTGCAGATTCAAGTGAAAGTACTGGTTTAAAATGGGCAGCCGGAGGCGGTACTCAACCAACCAATCCTTTTGTCGGTTCACCAGTAATGACTGGTAATTGTGCAGGTATTACAGCAACGACGCACGAGTATGATGCCAACGAGATATTGTTCTTTCCAATTCACCACTTAGAAGCTGATACAACAATTAAAGGCTGTTGGGGACGTATCAATAGCGTTACTGGATCATCTACATATACGGCTGGTGTGTACTCAAGTAATGGCACAAATTTAACTCGAATAGCAACTGGTTCGGCAACGTCATTGGTTGCCGGGACAGGCAAAAAATATAGTGGGGGATTAGAAGCATCATGCAGTGTCGGCACCCAGTACTTCATGGCTATAATATTTTCCGCAGCAACGACCATTACAATGATGAATCCAACATCAGGCACATATCTGAATGTCTTAGGATTTTCTGGAGTAGTATCAGCTGGTTCGTATGCGCTCCCGAGTTCGCAGGCTTTAAGTGGAGTAACTCTCGAACAGTTTGCTTGGAATGGACCAGTTGATGTTAATAGTGGATACGATTTATAGGAGGATAGAATGGCGTGGACCGATGGGTCAGATCAGAGCAGTGGAACAGTAATCACAAATACACTGTGGAACTCGTATTTAGGAGCTGGTGACGGTATCGATGCAATGGAAACTGCCAAGGTAACAACCGCAGGCGATATCGTCTACGCAACAGGCGATAATGCACTGGCACGACTCGGTGTCGGTTCCGCTAGGCACGTATTACAAATGAATAGTGGGGCTTCTGCACCAGAATACGCTGCATCAGCACAATCGACTATGACAGCAAAAGGTGACATATTAACAGCTACAGCAGCAAATACGATAGCGCGACTGGCTGTCGGTGCAGATGGCACAGTCTTGACAGCTGCAAGTGGACAGGCTACTGGTTTATCATGGGCTGCCGCACCAGGAGCCACAGCTGCTGCAGAAGATCAATGTATTGCAATGCAACCATCAGGGCAAAAAAGAGCTATAGCGAAACGCGCCTCTGTAGCGAACAGAATCTACATAAATATGCTGGCAGCTCCACGCTCTACAGATGCATTTACAGAATTTATTGCTGGCGAAATTGACACAGGCGGTAACTACATCCTATCGATTTATAGCTTTGATAATACTAATCTCACCCGTCAAGCAACAACAGGTTCTACAAGTGTGCCAAGTGCTAGCGGGGATCTCACAAAGCTAGCGTTATCCTTTACACAGGTCGTAGGGACGCGTTACGCAATGGCTATATCAATGTCCGCGACACCAGATCATTATGCTGGCACATTAGATAGTTCATCAACACAGCTGGATGGACCGTTCGGATATAATGACCCAGGGTCATTCACGCATCCGTCAACGATAGCGTGGAGTGCTGTAACTAATGAAGATACTTTACAAGGACCCCTTGGTGTATGGGGCAATGGGAACACGATAACGTAGAAGGGAAAAAATATTATGGCATGGACTGATGGAGTAGATAAGAGCACAGGCGATATCGTTACCGCGAGTGTCTGGAATTCTTACTTTGGATCTAGCGGCGATATTAATTTAACAGCACCATACCTAGCTGCAGCGGCTTCGGATTTGTTTCAAGCTACTGGATCGAAAGTTCTGGCTAGGCTCGCTAAGGGTACACGTAATCAATATTTACAGACTAACGCTGCTACAAACGCAGTAGAGTGGGCAGCGTCTCCGGCATCGCTATTAGATGCCAAAGGCGAGGTATTAAGCGCAAGTGGTGCAAACACTCCAGTTGCGATTACGAAAGGTACAAACGATCATGTCTTAGAAGCACGTGCTAGCGAATCAGGCGGGGTTCGCTTCGTAGCCTTAGCAGCATCTGATGCAGGTGCTAATCCAGAGGCGCTGTTCCCTGTGATTGCCGATCAAACCTATACGGGCGTGTTTTCGTCTGCGTTAGTAGCTAATCGCGGCTATTACTGGCCTTTGCAGTCAGTTCAGCAGACAGCAACTCTCACCACATATATTACTAAACTTGCATCTAGTGCTGGGAACTACATCCTTGGGCTATATTCCGTTAACGCTACCGGAGCAACGCTTACAAAAGTCGCGGAATCATCCTCCACTGCGTTTCCTTCTAATTCTGACAGTGCAGAACTGACTGGATTAAGCGTAAGCGTTAACCCAGGCACATCATATTTCGGTGCAATTATTGCAAATAATACGCCGTCATTGCCATCACTGTATTCAGATCAGGGTAACGGACATCGTTGTTATTATTTGGACGCTGGCAGCTATGCTTTGCCTAGCAGTGTTACTATGAGTGCGACAACGCAATCGCATGGGCCAACAGGAGGAGCATTTGTATTAAGCACTGGAAAAATCAGTGCAACATAATTTTATAGAAAGGTTTACGGTGAAATATGTTTAGATTTTTACGGATAAAGGACTCATTACCATGGGGACTTATGAAAGATGGAGATGACGTTTTTGAGCATCTGATGGATCTTAGTGATTCTGACAAGGGGAGGAGTGATTCGCAAAAGCGAACACTGTACGCAGCATATATTAAAGAAAAATATGATTTTGATTTAGTAGCTGATGAAGACGTGCCAGTGGTACAAGCTAAAATAGATGCGTGGCTTGCAGATAGTAGCACTGCCACTACAGAAGAGATTCTTGCTGATGCGTTAAGTTTGCTTCGAGATAAAGGATTATTATAATGGCTAAACAAGATAAGGGCTGGTATCCAGACGCAATTAAGATACCTATACCTATATTTCCAGAGGAAAATTACAGAGGTGGGTATGGAGATGTACCTGCTGGACAAATGGAAGCAAAAGCAGTAGTGCACCACATCATCAGCGGTTACGTAACCACTTTAAATCAATGGATGAGTAGTGGCGATGGACCACAGATTAGTTGTCATTTTGGTATAGGCAGAGACGGCACTGTATATCAATATGCAAGTATCTTTGATGCAACGTGGCATGCAGGTGATGTAGAAGCGAATCCGCAATGGAAATTATATGACTCAAAAAAAAATCCCAACAAGGTGGCGGTTGGTATTGAGTGCGAGGGATTCTCTACAAAAGTATCATATGGTGATTATGTCTATGATGATTCGACCCCATGGCCTGAAAAGATGGTTAAAAGCCTTGTAGCGGTCACCAGATGGTCACTAGAGCAACATAATATACAAGCCAATGAAGATACTGTCATTGGACATTTTATGCTTAACAGCTTAAATAGAGCGCATGATCCAGGATCAGCGTGGCCTATACAACGCATATTAGATGAAATACGAGGATACAAACAAACAGACTTTAAGGAAACATTAAGCCAAAAGGATGTCAGCAATGATCCTAAACTCGAAATTGCATTGGCGCATTTACGAGATGCAATAGACCTTATAGAATCTGTGAGAGCAGATAAAAATTAGTAAAAAAGAAAGGATATTATGAATTTTTTACAAATTGACAGAGAGACAGCGTTAGACTTAGGCGAGCGTTGTGCTGCGACATTTATACAAGTGTTTGCAGCAACAATTGCAGCAGCAAGTTTTACAGAATTAGATATCAGTATCTTAGAATCAGCGTTAACTGCTGGGGTAGGTAGTGTGTTATCTATATTGAAGAGTTTTGCAGCAACCAAAATGGGCGATGGTTCTGCATCAATAGTGAAATAACCCTCACCGCACAGTAATCGCCCTGTACGTATTGCAAGGCAGGGCGATTACATTATGAAAGGAAATTATGGTTTTAAAAAAAGCAAAAGAAAAAAAATTCAATTTAGGGGTGACTATTGCTATTGCCACTCAAGTGGCCGGAGGTCTTTTTTATATTAATACACTGATAGCTGACATTGGTGATGCTACAAAGCATATAGAAGTACTGCAAAATGAAGTACAACAATTACAAGGTCAAGTAAATAGAGCAACATTTGATATAGAACGACTAAAATTTCAAAACAATTTCCAAAATATGGACATTGAAGAAAATATAGAAGATTTAGAAGTTGACATAGAAGAATTAGAAAAAGACATAAAACGTTTACCTAAGGCTTTACAACACTAACAAATATTATATAATCTATATGTAACCCTACATTCTGAGTGAGCCACATTGTTGTAAAAAATAACGCTTACTCAAAATAATAGTTGTTATTTTTTTCTTAAAAAACACCTTGTATTAACTACAGGGTGTTTTTTTTACATAAATACCAATATTTGACAAAATATAATGAATGTTGTACAATGTTAACACTGTTTAGTATATAAGGAATCATATGAAAATATTAACAACCACTGGACTTTCTCAATTATTGTCTTTGCATCCAAATACTATACGAAAGCTCGCAAAAAATGGCGAGCTACCGTATACAAAGGTCGGGGGACAACATTTGTTTGTAGAAGAAGAAATACTAGAGTTATTTAGACATAACGATAGTACAAGCGTCTTCGAAGAATAATATATGTAACATAATTAAGAGAGAGCAGTTTATGAAAAAGAAATATAAAGGTGAAGAGTATTTTGTGCCCTATAAAAAGCATGCACCATATTTTACAAAGGAACGCACTGATGATACAGGACAAACATATCAAATACTGTCTGTTACACAGGCGCTCAGTAAACAGGGATCAGCGGAATCATTAATAAATTGGGCAGTTAGAGAAACAATCAAACTTATTGATTGGGACAAACGAACTGTTGGCGATTATACTGAGATACGCGATTGGTACGCTAATGTTGGCACGACTGCGCATCGTCATATGGAGATATTATTGGAAGGAGGTACACCACAGTTAGATAAAGAAGGGTATGACCCAATGCTTGTACAAGCTGCTCAAAACTCAATAAAAGCGTTTGAGAGATGGTTGACGAGGCACAAGGTCAAAAAATTATTCACAGAGAAAGTTTTAGTAAGCGACGAGCATGAACTCGGCGGCACAGCAGATTTAATTGCTGAAGTCGATGGTGTGATTGAAGTCATTGATTTTAAAACTGGCTCTGAGTTTGGTAAACATAGTTTACAGGTTGCAGCATATGCCTACTTGGCACGTGAAAATGGCATTGACGTAGAACAATGTCGTATTGTGTTTGGGCATAGAGACACCGGTAAGCTAAAAGAAGTCATTGTGTATAATGACGAATTAGAAAATCTTTGGAAGCGAGTGCGAGCTGCAAAGTTTTCGTATACATATTTATAGAAAGGAAAAAAATATGGAAAATA